TAATAAATTAACTGCACCTCCTACAGAAAGTGTTCCTCCTACTGAAGCATTACTTGCTACTGTTAATGTACTTGCAAGATTTACTGCACCTGCAATAGATACTGTACTATTTAAATGTGTAGCACCTGATACACTTAATGTACCACCTACTTTAGCATTTGAAACTGATATGTTACCTGTAATAGGTATACCTGTAATATTTGTACCATCACCATAAAAAGCAGAGGCACATACTTTAGAACTTACATGTACATCACCTTTTACAGTTACATTACCTCCAACATCTAATGTACCACCTACAGAGGCATTACCTGAAACTCTAACAGCTCCTAAGAAACCTGCTGTGCCTGATACAGTTGCTGTGCTTAACATATTAACAGCACCACCTACAGATAATGTACCACCTATAGTTGCACTACCTACAAGAACTGAATCACCACTAATACAAACATCACTATTAAAATCTACCTTATCACCAAATGTTTTATTTGTTAATGTATCTGTAGTAGATGTTCCTACTAATGTTGCTGCACTTGTTGGTAATGTTATTGTTATATTACCACTAAAAGAACTATGTGGTGGGGCTTGTAAAGCTGCATAATGTGCATTAGAAGATTCACAATATAGTTTTATATTAGATTGTGTTCCTGTATTTTTAACTTGTATCTCACCACCAGATACCATTATATTACCACCAATAGTAACATTACCACCTATGGTTGCATTATTAGTAACTATTAAACTAGATACAGATACATCACCACTAAATGTTAATCCTGTAAGATTAGAACCATCACCATAAAAAGCACTAGCACATACTTTACTATGTGCTTGAAAATCACCTGCTACAGAAGCATTACCTGATACTCCAAAAGTTTTTCCTACAAATAAAGTACCATCTATTTGTGCAGCACTAGTAGCTAATTGTAATGCTGTGTTACCGGCATCACCATCTTGTATTGTTGTTAATGTTCCTGTAATTCCTGTATTCGCAGAAGTAGCTACTTTAAGTAACTGCTTATACGTGTTGTTTATTAGTCTTCCTGTTAGTGTACTCATATTGAATCCCAATCCCTACCTATTTGTGTTGTGTCGTCATTCCATGTTAATTGTGTTGTATTCCATATTGCATTTCTACCACCATCATCTGGTCTAGCATTTCTAATTACAGGGTCTTCACTAACATTTGGAGCTTTATTTTGTGGATGATTATGTAAATCATATCGGCCATCAAAACAAGTAGGACAACGTAAAGTGTTATAACTACTTAATCTCATCACTCTTTGTGGATAAACAAAACCACATTCATCACACATACCTATTGCTCTTTTTTCAGTAGCCATTAAACAATTCTTAATTTAGGTTTAAAAAATATACTTGCTCGTTCTTTATCTTCTTCCATTGCTCTTAAGAGAAGTTCTTCATAATTTGCTTTTAATAATGTTAATCTTTCACTAGGTATGCCTGGTCTTTTTAACCCCATATAATATGCAAGCCCTGCAGTAAGACAAGGTAAAAATCTTACTGGGGCATCTGCATTTTGGCTGAATGATTTATTTGTATCTTGGACTTGACGAATAAGTTCTACCTGTAGAAGACCAGTAGCATCTGGCACAGGGTACAAAAATATTTTAGGATTAGCTAAATTTCTTTTAACAGTATATTGTGTAGGCCTACCTGCTTGAAATTTATTTGGAAGAATATGATACTCTTCAAATGATTTTCTTTCTAGTTTAGTTTCTGCTGATGTACTGTTTGGTTGAAATGTTACTACTAAAGCATCTATAGCTGATGAAGCTAAATCATATGTTGTTGTATTAGCAGCAACTGTTACTGTTGTTGTATCTGTATTCCAAAGTAAAACACCTCTGTTCTGCCAATCATTTAACATTAAGTTAATTGAACGTCTAGCAGAAGCTGGCTCATGACCTAGTGTCTCTTCAGCACCAATCATTTCCATTGCTTCTTGAATTACTTCATCAATATCTAAATTAAAATTATATGTTCCTGATTGTGCCATTAGCCTATCTTTGTTTTATTATGTTTTTTTCTAATAGTCTCTTTACCTTTTTTAAATATACTAGCTACCTTATTTTTATTCATAACTCTAGCTCGTTGTTCTCCTACAGTTAATATCTGTATTTTTCTAGCAAAAGGTTTACTAATTTTTTTTACTTTATTTACAGTATCTCTTGCATCTTTTTCTGTTGCAAACTTTATAGATACTGTATCTTTTGGATTTTCGTCTGTGTATAATCTTCTACCAGAACCTTTAGGTTTTTTACCTGTGCCTACTACTGGGTCTGGCTTAGTAATTTTACCTTTTTTTCTTGACATAATTTCCTTTGTTGTTTTAAATAACAATACATTTGTTGTCTTGTCATAACACACCTCCTAATTAAAGTTAGTGCGTTTCTTCAGTTACCCTACTTCCAACTCTTACGAGCCAAACGATTATGTTTTTTTCTTTGTCTTCTTTTTAAATGTTGATACAAATGTTGGCTTACCACCTACACCTTGTGCTTTAGCTCTTTTTCTTTTAACTGCAGACTTTCTTTGCCCTGCAGTCATCTTTTGTGCTTTTGCTAATGGTACACATTTAGGATATTTTCTTTTACTACCTTTAGCTTTTTTTCTACCACATGGCTGAAACTTACCATTCTTCTTTGGTGCTCCTATATCAACCCATTTTTCTCCTACCCATTTACGTAAGCTCATCTGTTCTTAATCCATTTATATATTGCATAAGTACCTAAACCAAGTATAATATAAAGTATACCATCAATCCAAGGTATATTATGTACTGTATTAATTAGTTCAGATGTTATCGTCACTTTTTTTTCCTACGAGTAGTTTTTCTTTTCTTCTTAGTAGTTTTCTTTTTCTTCTTACCTCCTGGTTTTACTTTACCAGAACATACTGCTGATGCATACATATTAGCATATGCTGATGGATATACATCAAACTTTCTTTTTGCTGCTGCTTTACCTTTTGGACAAAGCTTTGCCATTATGGTCTTCTTGCTTGATTACGTCTAGCCATACCTGGAATCATCTTAGCAGTACTACCACCATTTTTCTTTTTAACTAAGCCACCAGCTTTAGCTGCATACTTAGACTTCATAGGTGTACCACCCATCTTAGCTCCATATTTACTTTTCATTCCTGCCATAACTTTTCCTCCTGTTTGTTTTTCTTCTTTTTTATTTTTTTTCTTTGGAAATCTTTTTTCATTTTCTTTTTTTTCTTTTTCCGTCATCTCTCTTATTGTTATTGGCATTTTTAGTTTCCTTATATAAATTATTAAAAGTTATTTCTGGGTCAGTATAACTATCATGTATCTCTGCTGCATGTATATGTTGACTTGGTATAAAATCTGGAGGTCCTTCTCCAGTTACCCATAAAGCAGGACTTGTTACTCTAACTCTATTATTAGGTAATGATACTATATTACCTGTCCATTTACCTGCATCAATTAATTGCATTACATGATTTTGTTTATGTTGTGCTGGACAATCACTTATATCACTATTAGTAAAATCAACTGTAAACATATAACGAGCTTTATAAAATTCATTATCTATCTTACACATCCAAGGACTAGCTGTTAATAAATCTAGCTTAACTACAGTATGTGTTCTTGATGAACAATCCCAAGGCTGTGCTAAATGAGTATCCATTCTTTCTGGTATCTCTTCTAATATCTCATCAGCTATTAATGCTGTGATTGGCATCCTTGCCCACATTGCACCACCATGAACATTAGGTTCATCTTCTATTCCAGTAAACATTACTTGGAAACTTAAACATCTATCTGGTATTGTATTAACTGCAAAAGCAATTCCATGTAATACTTCACCATGATAATCTAGATGGTTATGTGTAAACTCTTTTCTTACCCAACATTTAAAATGTGGTATGTTACTAATTAAATAAGACAACTAACATTTCCATCTACGTCTTGCTTGTCTTAATCTTGAGTTAGGATTCTTAGCTGCCTTTGGAAACTTCTTCATTTGTCCTGCAGACCTAGCACAAAAACTCTTTCTTCTTTTAGCATCCTTACTGCCTTTCTTTACATTACCTGTAACAGCAGTTTTTAATTTACTACCAGGATTATTTTTTCTATACTTAGCTACACCTTTAGCAGTCATGCCTGCACCTGACTTGGTAGGTCTTTTATCTCCACTCTTAATTGACATGCCCTTCATGCCTTTGCCTTTAATCTTTTTTTTCTTAGGCATTATTTTTGTGATGCATACTTTATAGATTCTTCTTTTACTTGAGCTTCAATAGTGCCTTGTACTTGAGGTCCTTTTCTAGCTGCACCATAACCTTGTCCGGTTGGTCTACCTACAATATTATTTAAATCATATTTCTTTCCGGTTCTGCCTTGGCCACCTTCTATAATTGTTTTACCTACAAATTGTCCCATTAGTTACATCCTCCATAAATTGAAGCAACAAATTTATTACCTATGCTGCCACCTTGTTTAGCTTTTATTGTTTTTATTTTTATATTTTTTTTATTTTTATTTTTTTTATTTTTTTCTTGTTGTTTTTGTAATTCTTTTTTTATTAAATTATTATATGATTTTTTATCAGCTACTTGCATACGTGATTTTGGCTTAGCTTTTACTTCTTGTAAAAACCTTTTATCTACAGCTCTTTTAAGTTCTTTACCCCTTAAACCATCCTCATAAAGTTCTTCTTCAAGTTGTTCTTTAATTTTATCATTATCTACAATATCCATTATTTAATCCTTATCATAAAAAGATTGTACAAACTGATTACCATTATTAGAAACTTTACCACCATATAACTGATAGGCCATGCCTCCACCTTTTCTTTTAATAACTTTTTTTTCTTTAACTGATTTTTTTGGAGGTACAATTTTACCAGTTAATGAATCAGTATTACCTTTTACAACTTCTCCTTTTGGTGGTTTAACTTTTAATTTATTTTTAATAGCTTTCATTCCTAAACCAGCTCCTATAGCACCTGCAACAAAAGCCCCTTTGTTAACCTTACCACCTTGTTTTTTAAATCCCATATTATTTCTTACTCCTGTAGGTAGATTACTTAAACCTTTACCTTTATTACCTGCAGGTACATCTTTTAAATTCTTCATATTATTGCCTCTTGTTACTTGTAAGTTTATATTACTTCTACTAATACTCATTAGTCTGAATTTT